AATTTTAAAATTGAAGGTTTGGTGAATTACTCAGCTTTACCAGAACGTCGTTACGGTAGGCTGGGTCTTGGTCATAGCGTGGATCATTCATATCACGAATCATCTCCGCTTGACTGCGGTACGAATCCGTCATCTTAGCTGAGCGACCTTGGATCGTTTGACCCTCTTGGCCGTTAGCATCGGTGTACCGTTTCGACATAGCTTCAACAGCCATGTTAATTTGGAAGGGATTAGCTGACTCAACTATTGCGTCGAAGGCTTCGATGTCAGATTTAGGTAGGTTTTGAACAGCCCAGTTCATTATCTGTTGGTACTGTTCTTTACCTCCCACACTGTTCATCATACCATCTACTTGCTCTTGTGTCAAGTCCGGTCCTTCACTACCCTCTGCTTGTGGAACCTCCTCTGAGTTTTCAAAGAAAGCTTTGATAAGGTCTTCCTTGGAAACATTTTCAAACGCGCTTGCGTCAAAATTTTTGTCAGAAGTATAGGACTCATATGCTTTTGCAAGCTGGTCACTCACACTAGAGGATTCTTGCTGGTTAGGTTGTCCCTCACCCATCCGCTTCTGGAGTTCCAGGTAACCCTGTTCTAACTCCTCAGCGGATTTATACTTACCAGCAAGTAGATTTTGTTGTTCTTGTTGTAGAGATTCTCCAACTCGCAAGGAGTCCTGCTCTTCAGCAGACAAAGATTCTACAACTTCGGTAGGTTGACTACCATCATATTGAAGTGTATTAGCCATTACGGGGTGCTTTGATTGTTCGATTAAAAGTTAATTTACCCCTATGATTTAAGATAAACATAGGTTCTTCTTTAGGCGCTTCCTGTTTAACCTCAGACTGAGAGGTCGTCTTCTTCGGGGGCTGCCTCTTCGGGCGGCGGTTGGAGATTGGCATTTTTACTAGGGTCTAGTGCGGGAGCTTTCATAATCTGACCAGCTTGTTGCAGCATCATTTGTTCCTGTTGCTGTTCTTGAGCTGCCATCTGTTCTTGCTGTTGCTGCTCCATAGACTTGACGAGGTTAAGAACGTCAATACCTTGTGCAGCTGCAAGCCGTTTGATAGCTTCATCAGGATTAACATACTGCATCAGTGCTTCAGGTCCAAGTGTCTGTGCAACAGTACCAAGGAACATCGTTAGCGATTCCCTATCCTGACCACGACCAAGACTGTTAATGCCAGCAACAATAGTCGGGTTAACAATATCTTTGGGGTAACGTGGTAGCTCGCCAGTTCGTTGTAGAACCAGGAGCTTTCGGTTAAGGTATGGTACAAGGAACTCTACAGTAAGAAGGGAGAACAGTCCGCCGAGTTGTGATTCAAGTTCTAGTTGAGTGAGTCGAATCTCTTCAGCTGTAACGCGTTCTGCATTACGTGGGTTCATAACAAGGAACGCTTCTAACAATCGGCGTTCGTATTGTCCAATCATATTAGCAGCAGTTGCAAAGTCGGCTTGTTTGCCAACCTGCACCACACCAATATCATCCGGTCGCCCCTGAATAATAGCACCGTTGCCAGCAGCCGCGAGCGACTGGGGCTTGGTGGTGCTGCTTGGGGCCACCGTGAACACTACCTTAGCAGCTGCAGCGCTGCCCTCGACCAGGGCTTGTGACAGTGCGTCAAGTGACTTGAAGTCTCCTAAGAATTCTGAGACTCGTCCGCGACCGTAGTTCTCACCGTCAACAGTATTGAATCGGAGAACCAACCAGGGGCTAGCATCTTTAGGAGCTTTACTTTCACTACCAGGAATTACAGTATTGTTAACTTCCTGATACCACAACCAACGATTACCATCTAGGCGGACATGTGTAAACACTTCACACTCTTTTTCGTAAGAGTCACCATCGGAATCGCCGGTCATGTTTTGCTCTTTCATTTTTGCAATGAAACCTTGAGGGAGCAAATCCTCGTGAATTAATTCTTTTGTAACAATCTCAACTACGTTACCATTACCGTCTCTGTCTACGACATAGCGGTTCAGTGGATAGTGCTTGACACCATCCTTACCCATAAACAAAAGAGCGTTACCACCGACAACAAGATTCTTAATAGCTTGGTGAACAGTAACACGATCACTGGATGCAGCAATGCTGTCCATCACCATGCGTTCCATCTTAGCAAAACTCAGATCAAGTTCAGATCGTATTTCAGCAGGCAGCTCTTCGCCAAGCTTGTCGTCACGAATTTGAAACTTAAAAAACGTGGTCTGTGGAGGTAGCAATGCAAGCATAAGTTTACTTGCTAAAGTTACCACACACTTTGCACCTACGCTTTGCCAAGGTGTTTTTAGATTCTTGTATGAAGGACGGGATTCGTCTCTTGTAATTAGGTAAGGTAGAGTCAACCTTGCACACTCAACCGCTTCGTCTAGAAATTGTGACCGGTAAGATGACAGTCGATTGTATCTAGAGCTTGCGTGCATTATGCTAAGTTAATAGATGAACCGTAGGGTGTAGCGGATCGACCGCCTTGTGGTCCCATGTAGGGGCCAGCTTGTAATTGATTAGAGGCACGAACTCCTTGGTCCATTGCCATCTGTTGGGTGCGAGACCTACGACTACGGACACCTGCATCACCAGCTGCAAGTGTAGATTGTAAAGTTTTAGGTTGGGATTGTGGTCTTAGCAGGGCTGCCATACGTGATGCTTGAGCTTGTTGAGCTTGCATCATCTGCTGTTGCAGTTGACGTTGCCGGTACTGAGCCAGCATAGTTTGACCCTGTGAGATTGCATTTTGTAGGAATGATGTACGTCTACCACCTCCACCTTTACCACTAAAGGCTGGCACACCCATACCCATTTGGCCATAGATAGCAGCAGCTTGATTAAATAGTGCTGTGTTTTGTGCGGCTCTTTGATTTGCCATAATTAAAGTTGTTCTTCTTCAAGACGTTGTTTAATCCAGTCGATGACTGAACGTTGTCCAGACCTGTACATAATAGTAGACATACTGTCGCCGGGTCCAGGATTTGTGGGTGGGAATGTTTCATCAGCTTGAGTAATCAGAGACCTAGCGGTCATACCATATGCTTCAAGCGTATTGAGGGAGATTGACATTGGAGTGTTCAAAGAATGCAGGCATACGAGCCCGCTGTGTTTCTAGAAGGCCTTCTGCTTTCCCTGCATACATTAGGGAATCGCTTTGATCGAGCCAAAATTTTTTGTCTAAATATTTATTGGTATGTTCGCCAAGTGGCTGCATGATCCAGTTGATCGTCGCCTTACGTAGCTTATCAAGAGAGGGCGAGATTGTCAAGCCCAGTTCTCGTGAGACTAGTGAGTTACATGCGACGTGGACTTGTTCGTCTCGGCTGATGTCGGCACTAACTGTTCGCATGCCAGCATCACCGTTAAATCGCATGAATGGGAGGAGCACAAAGAAAATTGCACGCTCGGCAACCATTGCTTTAAGGATTGTGTGATCTGGATGAGCAGTCCAGGCGTCGCGGAGCCGGAGGGCTTCCGCTTCAGCTTTCTCATCAACGCCGAAAGAATTGGCGATGTAACCAAGTGCAAGGTCGTGCTTCTCCTCATCTTTGATGTTGGATAGGAGTAGATCACGAGCCGCTTCCGGTACATCATTCTTGAGAGCATCTTTGATAAAGTCGCCAACAGGTAGTTCCATGTGCCGGATAGCCAGCGCACGATATATGGTTTCTTCGGCACCTTCTTTTACTTTACCAGCTTCAGTTTGAACTGGTTGCCAGGTGCGCTTTCGATTGAGTAGTTTAGTGTATGGGTTCATTCGCCACAATTACAGTCAGGGACAGGGGAGAGTAGTTCCTCCAGGTAATTGTCCACATCAGCATCTTCCAGAGCAGCATAAACGTTGCTCTTGTCTTGAGTGTCACCCATTACCTGCAAGGAGTAGTAAAGGGAGGTTTGAGGCGAAGCCAACCACTCTTCCACGAACGAATTGTCGTAGGTTACCATGTCACTCCATGAGTTGAATGAGTATCCGTGAAGAAGTCCCGTATTATCGAGCAGCGTCATAAGTCCGTCTGCTACCTTTTTAAAGTCTTGCCAGCCAACTTCGCTGGCGATTTCTACGTCACCGTAGTCATAAGATTCAACACCAAATGTACCGCTATCCCGATCAACGTGTCGCGCAATAGGAGGTGCGATTTCAGGAGTGGTAGTAAATCCATTAGTATCTTTGTATCGGTAGCTGCAGGAGGCCGTAGGAGCCACGGCAAATGCCCTGACCATGCCATGGTCCCGAGCCACCCGTGCGGCGGCCTCTACGGCTCCCCTGAAGGCCTCTGCGAGGGCGTATCCAGCCGAAGCAGACAGCCTACCACGGTTCAGGTCCGTCAGACCCTGGCCAAACTCTTTATACGATACTTTGAAGCGTCGCAGCAGGTTAGCCAGACCCAACATACCAAGACCAACTTGTCGGTCAACAGTTGGGGAGAGGTACTCACCGGAAGCATCTACGTTGGTTTTTGCATGAAGCTCACAGAGCTGGGTCATACCTTCTACAAACGCAGACTCAAGATTACCCACGTCACAAGCGCCACAGTTAATATGCTGAAGCAAGCAAGTGCCACGGCTAGGTAGATAAACTTCCAAGCAGACATTACCATAAACTCGATTGCCTTCTTTGTCGTATTTTACTTTGTTAAGCCAAACGTCACCAGACTTGATGGCATAGAGTAACTCCTCTTTAAAAGTACACGCCTTCCACCAATCATCGGTGATATTGACACATCGCTTAACCCAGGGAAGTTCCTGACGTGATGCTTGTATAAACTCAAGGCAATCAGGATGCTCCATGTCCAAATGCAGGACAATAGCACCGTTCTTGTATACCCCGCCTCTGCGAAGAATCTCATTTAGTGTAGAGTAAATTTTACCAAAACTTACAGGTCCACTAGCGGTTACACCAGATGGACGCTCATAATTTTTTGGGTCAAGTTTTGACAGGTGGATTGCACAACCTGCGCCGTAGCGTAAAGCATGAGATGCAAAGCGCCAACTGGCTTCAATGCCATTCGGTCCCTCCATTTCGTTTTCTACAACAAAAACTGTACAGGAGACAGGTAAACGTGAGTTAGGATCATCGATCCAGGATTGTACGCGCCCCGTACGGGCAACTAGGTCGGTTTTCATTTAAACTAAGTCAGACAGGTCAGGTGGTTGATAATTTTGTCCTTTAAGGACTTTGCCGTCTTTTCGGTAGATCGGTTTACCGTCTTCACCAAGCTTCGACATATTTGATTTATGAACACGGCGGAGAGCTTGCTCTAGATCCCAGTCCATATTCTCAGCATACTGAGCACAGACATAAACTAGATCGGCTAATTCTTTAAGGCAATCAGCACGGCTACTGATGTCTATCATAGCCATTTTGTAATCTGATTCAATGAATTCTTTAAATTCTTCAACGATCAAATTCTTCTGCATCAAGCGGGAACTCAAATCGTTCCGTATATTGTACGCTCGGCGGAACTCGATCGCTTGGTTGCTCAGGAGTGACATATTGCAGTTCGTTGGTGAGATAGTGGATTGCTTTTTCTAAGTCTTCGACATAATTGTCTTTATATCCCGCACGACAGATGTACTTTACTGCATTACCTAGGTGGTAGGTGAGTCCTTGATCACGAATAAAGTCCCATACTTCGATGGTTCCTCGGCGGTAATATTCTGGGGTGTGGGCCATTCTTTCAATAGCTGTTTAATTGTATTTGTAAGTGCAAAGTTTTGA